TCATACCAGATGCTGGGTTCTCTAATTCAACCACGGCCGCTTCACGAATCTGAGCAATGAACGCAGGTACTTTAGAATCAAGAACGTACCATGCTTTAGAGTCAGCACTTACTGAACCGTTTTGGTCAAACACGAATCGAGAAATGATTGGGTTAGCAATACCTTCGATTGGGTTGATAGAGAACGCGCCCCCAGTCGCTCCAGCCGTTGCACCAGTTGGATAGTATCCAGAATGAAGCAAAGTAGCTAAATCGAATTTGTAGTGAGGTGAAGCGATGATCGCGTCAGGTTGAACTGACATTTTCAAACCAAGCAAGTTTTTCTGATTCATTAGAGCAATAAAGCCCGCTTGAATGTTAGCTTGATTTAACGCACCGTAAGAAGCTGGTCTAGTTGAACCGCCGCCCACTAGTGAAGTAGACCAAGGGTAATTTGCTTCAGTTGAAGGTTGAGTTTCAGATTTAGGTACGCTCATGTTTCCATAAGTCATTCCTGATACTGAAGCCAATTTACCGTAGCAAAGAACTTCAAGAACTTGTTTAGCATATTGACCAAGCAAGCCGGATTGTTTTTGAAATTGGCCCGTTTGATCGTCTTCTAAAAGTTCTTTAGAAACTGCGAACAAAGTTCCGTACTTTCTATTTCTGAGCTTGATGTCCAAACCAGCCGCGCCCACTTCCGGATAGATTTCGTTCTCCCCGATTTGAGAAGGGAAACCAACACCTTGTAGTGGTGCGTAAAGTTCTTCTTGACGAGAAGAGTTAACAGTGTGTGCCCATTGTTCAAATGTAGTCGGAACAGACTCATAAGCGCTGTTAACGATAGTTTGAACACCAGCACGAAGAACCGCTGGGAATGCTCCCATTTGATCCGCTTCTGCTAATTTGTTCTTGGTTTTTTTCCAGTTGAAAGAACGCTCAAGAACCGGAAATGCTTTCGCATCTCTTGGGTCAACGCCGAAAGAACGCTTCATTGATTCAATCAATGATTGCTCGTCTTCAGACGCCCATAGTTTTTCTGTAATCACTGCGCGGTTTTCATCGGCAGTGTTTTTGAATCCAATTTTATGTGTACTCATTTATTTTTTATTCCTTTATAAATTAAAGTTCAAAACCAGCGCCGTTGTTACAGCCTAGTAAAACTCTACCAGTTGAAGACGAACCCGCAGTGATTGCAGCGTCTTGAAAAATACCAATTTTGTTTGTACCAGTTGAAGACACAGTTTGTGCGTCAGTGGTAGAAGCATAAACGTCACCGCCAGCAACGAAAGAATCGCCAGACTTCAATTTAAGAAGGCAAATGACTCCGTATTGTGGGCCAGCAATTCCTTCAATAGCTTGAGCAGCGTCTACAGACGTGCCAGTGTATGAAGAGATTAACTTTCCATTAACGATTGTGTTACGAGCAACGCCCAAAACGCGAGCCGCGTCTGTATCGCTAGTTACTGGTTTGATTAGGTGATTGGTAGTATCTAAATAAAGAATATCACCTTGGTTGAAGCTCACTGCCGAGCTAATTAAGTTCAATGCGGACTCGAATACAGATCCGGGTCTTACTGAACGTACAATGTTATTGATCGCTTTCGTAGCCATGTTTTTATTTCTCCTTGTTTATATTTATTTAAGCATATCGCCGAAAGAAATTTTATTTCCTTTAGACGGTGCACTTACGGTTTTTTCAGTTGAAGTTACAAAGAAAGAGGACTTCGCTTTAGACTCACTTCCAAGCGATAGACCAGCTTCTTTAAAAGCTTCCACATAAATTTTGATTGCTTCATCCGCTTCTTTTTCAGAGCGAATCTTTTTAGCACGAATCTTATCAGTCACAGAACGTGGAAGTTTTGACTCTGACAATTTCTTGTCAAGGTATACAGCCATGTCGCGCTTCTTAAGTTCTGACTCAAGCATTGCGATACGAGCTTCAAGCTTCATAGACGCCGCTTCTTTTTTAGCTTCATCTTCTGACTCGTGTTTTGCTTCGTCTTCGCTTTCATGCTTAGCTTCGTCTTCAGACTCGCATTTTTCAGCTTCATGCTTTGCGGCCATGTGCTTTGCTAATTTCATTGCATGAGCGGTTGCCTTAGCTGCGTCTTCTGACTCGTAACCCATTTCCTTGTAAGCTTCGCAAGCTTTATGAGCGGCTTCTTCTTCTTCTTCGCCCATTTCTTTACCATCATCGCCCATGTGTTTTTTAATCATGTCGAGGATAAGTTTCTTATCTTGCTCTTCGTCCCCATGATCGCCGTTTTGTTCAGGCGCATCTTGAGCTTCGTCTTCGTTTTCAGACTCATGTTTTTGTTTCATTTTCATTGCTTCGTCTTCTGCCTCTTTGGGTAGAATGTCTTTCTTTGCCATTTCTTTCTCCTTTTTTTCACTTTCCATAATTTCCAAGACGCGGCCCTTTGCTCCCGCCTCAGTTACTAAGTCTGTTGAGATCGCATCTCGAATAGTATTCACTACTCGTATTTGCGTCAAACCTTCTTCGATGGCTTTCATGATTTTAGGTTTACATGACTCAGGAATATTTCCCTCTTTCATGAAATCCTCAACCGATAACGCTTCAGCATCTCCCGAAGCATTAATTGAAAGCCCTACGAAATCTTTGTCAGCGTATTTTTCGGAATAGTCTACAGCCTGACGAACTAATGAACGCGCCCACTCGTAAGGTGCGTCTGGTAAAATAACAAGGTCAGCGCATAAAGCTTTGGAACCATCATCGTTCTCTTCAACGTGTACGTTCTCAAAGTGACCGATAATGTCACGCACTGAGCGCTCAGGTCTGTCTTGATCTTCAGAGCGCGAAGGGTGATCGGCATAGCATTTCTTACCTTCGAAAGCCGTAATTGCACTTTCAATCGCGTTAGCCGAATAATAAAACCCATCCCTAAGATTTCCTAAGCCTTCTTGAATAAGAGCTACTTTAAATTTGTTCTTAACCTGAGCGCCCTTTGATGGCCCGCCTTCGCTTTCCATAAATCGAGCGGAAACAAATCGATCTCTTAAAGAAGCTTCAGTGTGAACAAATTCCTTGGGCTTCATTTTGCCCTTAAACTTTTTATCTTTTTTCTTTTTAGTGTCTGGAACTTGAGCGCGAAGAACAGCGGCGTTAGCGCCCATTTGTTCAGCCTCTTTTTTCATTGCATCCACTTTGTCTTTTTGATCAACGATAGCCAAACCTTTGGCTTTCAATGTATTGACCAAAGTTGCCGCGCTCATCTCGGGAGTATCTAACAAAATTTGATTAACTTGGTCTTCAACGGTTGGGCTTGGGTTAGTCAATGGTTTTGGCTCGGGCTCACCCACCACTGGCTTAACTTCTTTTTTCTTCGAATAAACGTCAGAAGCATAGAACCAAAACGGTTGCTTAATGCCTGTTTTGTCGTCTTCTTTTTTCTTAACCAGACTTTCAATCGTTTTAAGTAATTTCATTCTACCATTTTTCTCGTTTAGTTCTTTGAGCTTTAGAAACGAACTTAACTTTAATGTCAAACTTGCCGCTAGTGTTGGGCTGAACTTGAGGTTGGTAATCCATTTCTTTTAAGTTTATGCCCATACTTTTCGCGACTCGCTCAACTTCCTCAAGAGACTTGCAGCGGTATCCTTCGATTTCGTAAATATGTCGTCTAACAACTTTATTTAAATTCGTGGAACCGCGATCAACTTCTTGAAGTCGTTCGTCTTCTCTGCCTAGTAGAGTCTCAGGGTTTTTCACAAACTCGTCAAATGAGGGCATCCCAAACGAATGTGGGTCTTCCATTACATCGTCAAAACTTGCTTCGGCTAACTTTTTAAGTCTATCAGTCATAGTGTTTATCCTTGATCTCGGTTTTTTCAGTCGAGGGAATATTGCTATTAGATTTAGGTACTTCCGGAATGCTACCAATAGACGAAGGCGCGGTCAATGGGCTGGCCATTGCTGGTGAGCTTGGATCCTCTTTAATTTTCATTTGCTCTTCGTCGTAAATATAATCGGTAACGTTAAATTCTTTCGCTACCATGTTAGCCACGCGCTCATTTGCAAACCATTTCATGTTCTCAGCAAATGCCAAGTCTTGAAGTTTTTGTGAACGGTCAGCGGTAACAATTTCAGGGAACGTAACTTCACACTCGGCGTCAATTCCGAAGTGATCCATTAAGTGATCCCATAAATCTAAAATCACTTGCTCATAAATTTTCTGACGCCCTTCAAATTTCTTAGCGACTGGTTCGGTTGCTACAATAGCTGAAGCGCGAGTTTGACCGCCTGATAAGTGAGTCCCAAAATAAGAAATAGGAATCCCCATGCCTGAAGCAACGCATGAAAGCGCCCACTCAAATGTAACGTTACCGCCACCTTTACCAGTGCCTTCAACGCCTTTATACTCGCGCTTTACTTTCGCGGTATGTACGAACTCAGAGCCAGCGGGTGCAATCGTTCCAATGCTTGCTTGATCTTGAATATAAGCGTTAATGTCACCTTGTGAACCCTCAATGGTTGTATCAATGCACCAGCTTGCTTGT